TTACCGTAATTAAATGTGCCGTGACCATTAGTAGTCTGGAAATAATACCTTAGCTTGCCACCGGTTTCTCTTCGAAGCGCATGGATTGGCCCCACCGAGCTGCCTGCCCAGCCTAATTCAAGAATTTTCATGCCAGAATTGTCTGGCTTAAGCCACCCGCTCCATGTAAACAATACTGAATCGTTGTTTGAGTCTGCATGTACCGCATCAAATACTCTTTCTCGACGCTTGGTTGAGTCTTCAATGACTGCAATTACGCCTCTTCCGTTGCCAATTTCTATTGATTTATCATTTACTAAGCCGGTGTCTGGTATATTTTCATCTTTAAAATCATACCTGATGTTGAAACTGTACCTAGTGTTTCTATGTATTTTGTGAAACCCGGGTGGCTGGTCGTAAGAGGCACCCGGGCCTTGGTTTGCTGGGTTTTTGCTGGCGTTGTAAACTGCAGCAATTTCTTCGCTTCCTAATACGCTGTTCCAAACTGCCACATCTGCAAGTTGTCCTTGAAACGTTCGATCGCCTGTGTTCCTGTTGCCTATATAAGCATCTTGGCTAATAATTCCATAAAAGGAACCTGTTTGGTTTCCACTTTGGGTAAAAGTTGTTTGCGGTTCGCCATTTATATAAAATCGCGGATTGTTCGCCGCGGATAGAGTTGCATCGAAAGTAACAGCAAGGTGTACCCATTCATTAGTAGGAACAAGATTCGTTGAAGTTCTCCACTGAACAGTATTATTTCCATCAAATTTAGCACCGAAATACAATCTTCCTGCAGGGCTTGTGTACCAAAATATGTCACTATCACCAAAATCTAATAAACGTCCGTAACTATTTTCTCCATCACCAGTTTTGTTGGCCCAAGCTGCAAAAGTCATTTTTTGAGTTGAGCCGTTTCCATTTCCAATAATAGCATCCCAAGTTGCCGAAGTGCCCACAGTGGTAGCATCATCGCCTGAAGAGCTAGTACCATCAAATGTGCAACTTGCTGTTTGAATGTAAGCGGAGGGGAACAAAGCTGTGGAAAATGCCGGCCGGTGACTAGCTGAAACAAAAGACCCGGTTCTGTTGTTACCACTACTATCAGCTACAGTACCGCCGTTTGAAACATCTTCATTTAATCTCCACCAACCCTGTAGAGAGTTACTTGAGCGATAAACGTTATGTTGAGAATAACCAATAAATGATTTATTTAAATCATACTTTACTCTGGTTTCATCATCTGGGAATGCAACGCTATCCCTACCAAATTTTGCGGTGTGTCTTGCATAGTGTGAATTGAGACCAAAATCTTTACCATGAATGTCAGAAACAACAGTAGTTGTAGGTGTACTGCCGTGAACCTCTGGGATAGAGCCGGATGCACCTTGAGAGCGTTTAATGACACTTAGGTTTCTAAAAGGCATCGCACTGTAGACTGAATATTCACCAGCCTTAAAGTCTCTTGCACCGTGAACATTTGCTTCAGGACCCAAGGTACCGGCAAATCTAGAAGTAATAATTGTTTTGTTAACCGCTCCGGTCAAATATCCAACATTATATTCCCCAACAAATTCGTGATGGCCATGGGCACCGCGATGGCGATCTAAAAATGTGCGAATGTTCGTAGTGTGCTTAACATTATCTAGCTGCAGCGGTAATGTCGGTTGTTGCTTATTAAACTGTCTTGAATTTTGTGTAGCACCAAATGAGTGCAAGAACTCATACTGATTCTGATAATTGCCCGGAACGGTTGTTTTTCCTCTGCTGCCAGATTTTTGTGATATGTTCCTTATGTTTACGGGTCTTTTCGCAATATGATCTCTGAAAAGATATGCCTTTTCGTGAGGTGTGTAGGGATAAGGTACTGTTCCCGCTGGTGGATTATAGTCTGGCGGTGGGTAATCGGGACCGACTAAGCCGATGGCTCCAGTAGGTACTATGGAATTAGCGCCGGTATTAAAGGTAGTTGCTTCGTCGCATGTGCCCAGCAAAATTCTCCAAGCTTCTGGTCGGTTTTCTGGTGCGTCAGTACCATCATTCAATGGAACATGGCGCGACTGATGACCACCCACGACATCTTGAGTAAAAATACCCTGCATTGGGACTTCTTGCGAAACACCATAGCCATCAATGTGCAAGTTAGTAATTTCTAAGTTTGGACCAACTCGTTGTACAACTTCCCTGTTATACCCAGTGTCTACTTGAACACTGGAACTCATAACATTGAACGGGAAGGAAAATGTTGATTTAGTGTTCTTGTAGCCTATGCCGTCTTCCCAGTCTCTACCATGCTGGACCTTAAACATTTTTGTTTTCTTTCTAATAAAATTATCGGGCCAAGAAAAATCAATGTAATCTTTCAGAGGGATAGATTCACTTACAAACCCAAGCAACACGTTTTGTGGAATAAAGACGCCACCTTCTTTTGAAACTGGCCCAGCCGGTTTAACAGCTGTCAAGGTATAATCGATACTGTTGTTGTTTTTAGTATTTAAACCACCTTGAATACGGTGAACACGGTTTCTACTTCTAATAATTGTTCTGTCTTTCTTAACCTGATCAACTTCGATGTGCATTGTTCTCACACCTGCAGAACGAGTACGATCGCCATACTTGTTAGACATGTATCTCGTACCGCCAACGGTTGTTAATTTTGGCAACCCTGCGCTACTACTGTATGTGGGCTTTGTGTAAATAACGGACTTAAATTTATCTCTTTGTGTATCAATAGTAGTGTCATTCGAGGTAATTTCTGACTGTTTCGATTCTGCTCTTTTATCCCAATAGCCGGGTGCTTTCACAGTAGGTCTTGGCGAACTCGGATAACTTTCTAATGAAGTGTCAGTGACG